TAGCACAACGGTTGTCTTTGATGGATTGGCTAGCCACCAGACAGTTGCAAAAAGCGTTGCACCAAAGGTCTTTCCGCTTGCTCCGCATCCCGCCCATCCAACGTAATCATGTTCGCAAAGGCTTTCTACCTGAGCTTCTAGCCAAGGATTCCAACTCATCTTCGGCCACACCATTTTGCTGACGTTGACAAAATGGTTGAAGGTTCCAAGTCCGCCTTCATTTGGCTGAAGACGATTGCGAAATGCGTACAGTTCCAGTTCAAGATCTGGAATCTTTACCGGTGAACGAATCCCGTACTTGTGATTGATCAATGGATGCTCAGACACTGGTTCAGACATAGTTTGGCCTTGCAATAGTTCTCGCTGCGATTGAGGTTCTGCGAAAGGAAAATTATGTCGTCGCAACTTGTTTCTTCATCCGGTTGTTGCACCCCTTGCGACACGACTCCGATTGTCGTCAACATCCCTGGACCTCAGGGCGCGACCGGTACTGCCGGCACAAATGGCACGAACGGAATCAATTCGTTTTGTACGACCACGGCATCGTTTATCACGCCGGCTCTTGGAGCTAGTGTTTTCGCGTACGTCAACTCAACCGATTTTCTTCCCGAATCGGTTGCCGGTCAGTTCTTTGTGTCTGTCCAAGGACTTGGATACATGCAGATAACGTCAGTTGATGGACTTCGATTGACCCTTCAGAATCCAGCTTCCGGATTGTTGAGCATCCCGAACGCGATTCCGACCACGGTTATCCCTATTGGTTCGCTCATCAGCCTTGCTGGCGCAATCGGTCCGCAAGGAACTCCTGGACTGGCCGGTGGAGCTTCTTCGGCTGGAACGTACATCGTTCGTGTTCCTGATGCTTCGATTCCTAGCGCGACCGCCCTTAACTCTCTTTCTGCTGGATATGTAAAAACTCTTGGAAGCTCAGGGTCTGGAGCAATTAACACTTCTGCCACCATTCCAGTTGCAGACATCAGCGGTGTCTTGACGGTTGCAAAAGGCGGAACCGGGGTCGCAACTGTTCCGACCAATGGACAGATTCCGATTGGAAATGGTTCTGGATACACTGTCGCAAGCCTTACCGCTGGGGCGAACATCACGATCACACCCGGAGCCGGCACAATCACCATCGCTTCTGGAACTGCTACGTTCAACTACGTCACGTTCACCCGTAGAGTGACTGGAAGCGCGTTGTCATTCCTTACGTATTTGACGCTAAGGAATCCATTTAGCCTTACAGACTTTCCATCTGGAACTTGGTCAACACTTGATTCAGCTTCTGGATTTGTAGCGGCAACTGGTCGATACGTTGTTCCTTATACTGGATATTATAAGATTGATGTTGTGTTAAACATAAGCACAACGCCATCTCCTTCTACCACGCTTGAGATAAAGAAAAACGGAGCTTCTATTTTCACAAGTCTAGCTTTTACGCCTGGTGCAGCAGAGGCTCCGATTGCATTTTCATACATTGATCAAGCGTCAAATGTTGGTGACTATTATGAAGTTTCAATCACGGCGGCAAATACGTTGCTTGCTGTGAACGCTGGCTCTTCATTCTCTGTGCAACGAATCCAAGCCTAACCGATGAGTGAACGCGCACCGAAAAGGTACACCGATGGATCCGTCACCTTTGAGGGTGGCGTCGATTCTGGCGTGATGCCGTCTGAGGTGGACAGGAACCAGGTCGCGTTCGCGGTCAATGCCAGCTTCCGTCAGGGATTCGTGTCTCCTCGTCCCGGATTCATCCAGAAAGACATGGTGATATGCGACTCAATCACCGCAGACAATGCGACGATTACTGCGGACATTACCAACATCACGGCTGATGGATATTCGGAAGAGTGCTACAATCCAAGCGGATTGACGGGTATCCTTCAATGCGCCCTCCCGTACATCGCGGACAACGGAAGGACGTTCATCCTGATGTTGATCAGTGGCAAGGTTTGGCTGTACGACATCGACCAGAACAGCGTCCAAAACATATCAACATCCTCAAGTCTTTATAACCCTTCCAACATCCTTGATGGATGGATGGTGCAGGCAGAAAACTTTGTCATCATCCAAGATGGCGTCAGCGGCCCGTTGATTTTTGATGGTGTAGGAATCCGAAGAGCCAACATTGATGAGATCAAGTGCGGGAGGATGATGGCCTACGTGAATGGTCGAATCTGGTACGCTCTTGAAAATGGGTTCTCATTCAGAGCAACCGATATCGTTTATGGAGACGGAACGCGCGCAAGCGTTCTAAAGGAAACTGAGAACACGTTCTTGAACAGTGGTGGAGACTTTGCTGTTCCTTCCGATTCTGGCGGTATCACGGCGATGGGTATTCCGGGAAACCCTGATACATCGCTCGGCCAAGGCCCGCTCCTGATTTTCACTCCTCGATACGTTTTCAGCATCAATGCTCCGGTTGATCGCGATGTCTGGAAGAACCTGAACTATCCAATCCAAACAATCAGCTTGTTGACCAATGGTGCTCTTGGTTCCAGGTCTGTGATAACGGTCAACGGTGACGTTTTCTATCGGGCGGTTGATGGCGTGCGCTCGTTCATCATCGCAAGGAGGTCGTTCAACGATTGGGGCAATACCCCAATCAGCAACGAGGTTCTTAACATCACCGACAACGATCAGACCAATCTTCTTTGGGCAAGCTCTGCGGTCGTGTTCGATAACCGGCTGTTGATGACGGCACAGCCGAGGTACAACTCTGAAGGCGTCATCCACAAGGCGTTGCTTGTCCTTGATTTCGACCTGATCACGTCGATGCGGAAAAAGTTTCCGCCGGCTTGGGCTGGAATCTGGACCGGACTCGACGTGTTGCAGGTCTTGAAGTCAGAGAATGCTTACGGTGACCGATGCTTCGTTCTTGCTCGCGGGGCTGACCAATCAATCCAGTTCTGGGAGATCAGCAAGGCGGAGAAAGAGGACAACAGCGTTGCAAACGGACCAAGCTCGATTGAGTGGTTGGTGCAGACAAGGGCTTACAACTTTGAGATCCCCTTCGGACTGAAGCGGCTTGATTCAGGGGACATCTTCATCGATGCGCTTGATGGAACCGCTGCGTTCAATGTGCAGTATCGACCTGACCAATATCCAGGATGGCTGGATTGGGCGAACTGGTCGGAGTGCGCCACAACAAACCAGTGCAGCAACCTTTGTCCGATTGCTAACTTCCAGCCTCAGTACAGGCCGAAGATGCGTCTTCCTACCCCGGAAGATACATCGTGCAATTCAACCATCAGTACGCCGACCCGTAACTTGTACGAAGTGCAGATGGCTTTGACCATCACCGGATTTTGTCGCATCAAGAGCGTCCGCGTCCACGCTTACGATGTCCAGGAGTCTGCTGTCGGAGAGTGCAGGACTTTCCAAGGATGCAAGACGCTTGAAGCGTGCGACGTGAACCCGTTTACTTATACCTCGGAATAATATGGCAAATCTTACACTGATCAATCTTGTTCCTCCAAGCCTTCCTGTAAATTATTGCCCGACCAACTACCAGACGTTGGCCAACGACATCATCAGCGGGACGCAGGCGATTTTCAACAGCACCATCGGAAACTCGTTCTTCAACTTTGGAGCATCGTTCCCTGCGATCAACAACCGTGTTTATCCTTGGCTCGATGACCAAGGGCTTTGGTGGATCTTCACCCAGGGGTTCTGGATCCGAAAGAACACGGTTGAAGCGGCTGGTCAAGAGCGGCGGATGTTTGTTGGTTCGACGATTGATCTTGGGCTGTACGACGGTGGCGATGGTGCAGTCACGGTCACAAGCGTCACAGGTCCGATGTGGGAGATTGATGCAGCGTTCGCGGCACGATTCCCGGTCGGTGTCGGAGCTTTTGCGGCGAGCGGCGCTGTTGCTGTAAACGGAACTGCAACGGCCACGGCTGTTGTCGGAGAAGACCAACACACTCTGACTGTTCCAGAAATGCCAAAGCACACACATTCGATGACTTGGGATTCAAACGACACATCTGGCGGCAATCAGCTTAATACTCTCTATTACGGACCCGAGGCAAACATTCCGAACAACATGATCAAGGACACTGGATCAACTGGAGGAGATGTTGCCCACAACAACCTTCCTCCGTTCTATGGTGTTTACTTCATCAAGCGGACCGCGCGAGTCTATTACACCAAATGAAACTGATTGTTCAGGACATCCAATCGACGATTGCCCGAGTTGTCGGCGTGTGTGTCGATGATCCGCGCGTCTATGACTACATCAATCAGGCGTGTCGCCGGTTGCTGCACAAGGGTCTTTGGGCGGGAGCGTACGGTCGGTTCACGATAAACACCGTTGGCGGGTGTATTACTTGGCCTAGACAGATTGAGACGATTGAAGCGGTGGCAGATTGCTGCGGTGTCGGTACTGTTCGCAACCAATGGTT